TGCAATTTACTCATCATTTCCGGTTGAGCAAAAGCCGTCCTCAAAAATTGTTCCCTACTCCCCAAATAGAAATCTGGTTGGGCCGATGCATACAAAATCCTATTAGCATCAATGTATGCCCTGGTCATACCCCGATGATAAGCAGATTCTATATATTCATATGTCCATGGTCGCCCATATATTCCCTTTCCAGACACGGTCAAAATACCAGCATTGACTTGATTGGCCAACCAACTTTGGAAAATCTGTAACTTTTGAGGATTAGTAGCAAAAGCATAATGCCCTGTTGCATGAATGACCAAAGGCTTTTCGGGTTTTTTCAAACCCAATGAATCTTCCTCTACCAACCATTTCAATATCTGAACATACAACCAATTGAAACGGCGTTTTATTTCCCCCAAGAATTTCCGTTGTAACAAGGTTGTCCTTGTAGGGTCATGTCTTATGGTTGTTGTCATACGTATCCTTTCAAAAAGTAGAAGGCCCGTTGCTTGGGGATTAATTCAAAACGCTTGGCGGGCCTTCTACCTAAATTATCTAATCTCATTTCTCATTATCACCTTTGTCCTCATCTTCTTTTTCATCCCCTAATAAATCACCTTGATGTTGGGTTCGTTCCCCCTCAATCATATTCACCTCAGCCTCAGACATCCGGTGGACAGATGTTAAATAGGAGCGTGGGGGGAGTAAAGCATCTACTCCACCAGCCACATATTTAGCAAACGCATCAGTCTTTTTCATTGCTATATCCGCCACATCCATTTCAGTAGGCGATTCCAAATCTGGCCATTTCACCTTATATTCGGTGGGTTTGGGCAAACAACCCAAAGCAATCAACCTATCAAAAAATGGACGTATTACCAAAGGTGTCAAGTAACTTTCACGACGCCTGGAAATACGGCTGTTATGTACCTTTTTATCCTGCACCCCCGCCAACTTCCCCTCCTCTGTCCCCATAAATATCCGGTACGGTATTCCCAAAGCCATTGCTATCAACCGCACATGCCACTCCAAATGTCCTGATGGGTTGACCGCCTGTGGCTGTAAAGATTTAGCCGATACCCCAGTCAACATCAACCATCGTTGCAAACCCTGCCCCCATAAAAATAATTGGTCCTTCATACTTTCCTCATCTATTGTAGCCCCCGCCTTTTCCGCCTCTGGGGTCAATTCAAAGGAGTAACCTGGAAAACCACCTTTCCAAAACATTTCACCACTACCGCCACTGATTTTCTTAACATCCAATAAATTATTATATACAGGTTTCATCCTGGGTACACCTAACACATCACTGACGGTACGATTATCTACAAGATGAATGATGCGGGACCAATGCACTATTTTTTGTTCAGTAGTGTTTGTCCCTTCAAACTTGATTTCATATCGGGTTGGAAAACCATAACGTGGATTAGTGGCAGTGGTTTCACTTTCTTTTATAGTCACTACCGATTGGTCGAATGTTTGTAAAAACAACAACTCCCTTTTTGTATCACCCCTCCCCCCATTAGCCTCAACCCCCATAACAGGTTCACTCAAGGGTTTGCCATCATTCAAACCCAACAGTATTACCCCAAATTGACCTATACCACTCAACACATCGGCACGGCTGAGATAATACCAGATGGGTAATCGTTTGAATAAAGCATTCACAGCTTTCTCAAATTCCGTCTCCTCTTTATCTTCAATTTCATAAATTTCCGGCAACAACTTCCAACATTCCTCCGGCCACACCTCCACCACCCGTTTGGCTAATCCATGTCTATCAAAAAAGCCCTTGTAATCCTCAATTGTCAAATCTGTAGGATATTGACATTCAGTATCTATATTTCTGGCTGGGCTAAGCAAACGCTGTAAAAGCTCCCGCCTCAATGTAACCGCCTCATTCCTAAACATGTGTTGTAACTGTTCATTTGATGTAACTGGTTTTTGTTCTTCTGCCATAATTTAACCTTTCAAGAGTACTTTTTGCTTGTCAATCCGTGAAAAATCCCTTTTGATGTCTGCCATCCACCACCAGCCCTTACAACTGGTTTGCTCAAAAAATTAAAAGCACCACTACTGGCATCTACTTGATCTTTGTACTTGCTACGTGGAAAATGTCTCAATTCATCCAGATATTCTTTATTCCATCCCCCTGGTACCATATAAACATTTCCAATGTTGACTTGGGATGCATATGGTTCGGCCCTCATTTCTTTATTACCAGAAGATTGACCCACTTTATCTACACTTACTGAATATCCTGCCAGATTACGCACAGTCCATACCGCACTATCTTTCCCACCACTCCCAGGCTCTTGCTCCACCCTTATCCTTACATCTTTTCCATCCAATTCAGCCACATCCCTAATCTTTCTCTCCCTCTCATCCACCCCCCACTGTCCTTTCACCACATTCAACACCCAATACCTCCCATCTTTATCCTTCCCCATCTCCACCCCCGCCGTCCTGGCCCCACCATCTTTAGTACCCGCCTTATCCCAATAACGTAATCTCGTCACCCATTGTATTTTATCCGGTATTTCAGACAAGACAATCATATTTGTCTTGAACATCATACCACCTTCAGGTATAGGTTTTTGTAATACCTGGCCGGCATAACCATATTCACCCAACTGTCTCCACAAATCCTCCAAATACCCCCTGGGCATCTTAACAGGGTCAAGTAATCCATCTTTGTAGTATTTTTTCAATTCAGGTGGTTTTACATCATCTGTTATTTCACCAGGCAAACATATATGTTGGATACTATCCCCACCCATATCCAACAAAGTTTGTGTAGGGTCATCCTGATGCAACCGCTGCATAATGAGGATGATGGGGGCTATACGTTTGTATGTAGCCACCTTTCGTGTAGGCAACGTCCTGGTCATCCATCGGTTCACCGTTTTCAAATCAGCTTCAGATGCACTACGTTCAGGGTCAATAGGGTCATCCACAAGCAAAAAATGCCCGTGCATACCTTGAACCTGCCCCCCTACACCCACTGTGTACCGGCTGCCACCCAGTGTATTTTTGAAATAGCTTTTAACATGCTGATCCTGCCGTAACACAATTTCAGGGTAACAAGCCCTATATTTCTCACTCCATATCAAATCCCTGCTTTTCAAAGCCAAATCCAACCCTACACTATCAGTATAACTGGCGGTAATAAATTGTGCACTGGGCATCCGTGTCCACACCCACGCCGGATACATAATACTACAGATGGTACTTTTAGTTGTGCCAGGGGGGATATTCACTACAATATCACCTTTTTTGGGCAACCTGTTAAAAACCCGCTCAGCAGCAGTTTGTAATACCCCACACAAATATGATATATGCCAGTTGTCAATAAATGGCTCACACAGAAAACTTTCAAAGAATTCCACCACAAACCGATAAAAACTACTCCGGCATATACTACCCACCACAGTGGCTTCATCCAATTCTAATTCATCCAATACACTCATGTCTATCATATGACAAATCCCAAAAATTTATACGGGATAAAAAATACACCCGATAGAAAATATAATAACGGGGGCTGTAAGAAAAGCTACTGGAAAATATAGGGGATAATAAATGTACGATATATAGTCTATAAAGTAAATCCCAAAAATTGGATGAATATGAAAAACCCACCCCGATAAATAATAAATAGGGGGTATAGGGGGATAATATCTGGTTGAAGGGGAGTATCAGGAATATCAAGAATAGTACGATATATAGTCTATAAAGTAAATCCCAAAAATTTGGTAATAACCGTGGGATGGTCATTACCCCCCCTTTTACCCCCTCCCCCCCTCTATAGCGGGGTCGTCTAAAATAAAATATACACTTTATATCCATAATACATCCTATATATACTATCTATACATCTATACTATATATCCTATAATAGTATATACTTTATATCCATAATATACTTTGTATATACTATATATCTATACTATACTTATATCCTATTTTGGTATATACTATCTATACTTTTCTTATCCATAATACATCCTATATATACTATCTATACATCTATACTATATATCCTATTTTGGTATATACTATATATCCTATTTCTATTCATTATCTACACCCCCATCATTATCTATTTTATCGGGTAAAAGGGCCACAGGATTGGCGGGTGGCGTACTATCAATGACCGTGCTATCTATAGCCTTCCGTCTTATAGTCTCCAATATCTTTTCGCGTACATCTATTGGCAACTCGTCTATAATTATTCTGCCTCTGATTGTGGTTGTTTTATCAATCTCTATCTTCTCTCCATACCCTCTATCCTTACACTTTGTTTTTAGCCCGTAAAGTATAGCTGTTGTATCCATTGCCCTC